AAAAAGGGTAACACAGAGGACATAGTCAAGATATATAATCGCTATAGTGATAAGATTATAACAAAGGCTTCATGATAACTCCTTAATATATATGCGGCTGCCAGGTGTCACAGCCCGGCGGTCGATTAAGCGGCAAGTGATATCAACGCAAGACCAGCCGCTACAAATTTTCCCTAATACTTTTTATATAGGCACTCATGCTTAGCCGAGAGGACAGCGAGTGCCTTTTAAATAGCAAAAACAAATGAATTTGAGGTGGTGGTGTTGCCAAGAGCAAGAGACCCGAATAGAGATAAAGCGTTCGAGATATATAAAAAACATAACGGTGATATAGATTTAGTTGAGATTGCAAGTCAGCTAAGAGTTCCCCATGGGACAGTAAGGGGATGGAAATCAAAAGATAAATGGGAACAGAAGTTGAACGGAACGTTCCATAAAACGGCGGAACGCTCCAATAAGAAAAGAACGGTGAAAAAGAAGCCTATTGATGATGGAACGAGGGAAACTATGATGAACGAGAACCTCACCCACGAACAAAGGCTTTTTTGTATTTATTACAGTAAGTCATTTAATGCAGTGCAGAGTTATGTAAAAGCCTATGGATGTGACTTAATAACAGCCAATGCAAACGCATCTAGGGTGATGGGATATGATAGAGTAAAGAAAGAACTGCAAAGGCTTAATGAAATAAAAAGACAACAAATAGTCGTTAACGAAGCTGACATGATCGAATATCATATGCGAATAGCTTTTGCAGACATTGGAGATTACCTTACTTTTGGGAGAGAAGAAGTTCCTGTGATGTCTGCATTTGGACCTGTAAAAGATGATAATGGAAACGAATTAACCAAGGAAATTAATACTGTTAAGTTAAAAGAATCGAACAAGGTAGACACTCAACTTATTCAGGAAGTAAAGCAAGGCAAGGACGGGGTTTCAATAAAGCTTGCAGACAAACACAGGTCCATGGAATGGTTGGATAAATATTTCTTGATGAATCCTCTTGATAAACACAGGATTGACTATGATATCAAGAAACAGCAACAAGATACAGAGAGAAGCAAAGCACAAGTCGGTCTTATCAAATCACAAACAGACAAACTGACTGGTTCGGATAATCAAGATGAGCTGAAAAAGCTTGACGAGGTTCTTGCAGAAATAAAGGGGGTTGTATAAATGCCCTTCTCTATAAAACAGCATGAATTCTTCGAAAACGCAAATCACCGGTGGAACATCAAAAGCGGTGCCACCAGATCCGGAAAAACATATATGGATTATTATGTTATTCCAAAGCGTATCAGAAGACGAATAGGAGAACCCGGTTTGGCGGTTATCCTCGGGGTATCAAAAGGGACATTGCAACGTAATATTATTACACCGTTACAGGAGATATGGGGATCAAGGCTTGTTGGAGATATAAACTCGGAAAACATCTGCAAAATGTTCGGTGAAGATGTGTATTGCCTTGGAGCCGAGAAGATCAGTCAAGTATCAAAGATACGAGGATCCTCGATCAAGTACTGCTACGGTGATGAAATAACAGACTGGAGCAAAGAAGTGTTTGATATGCTTAAATCCCGTCTGGACAGGCCGTATTCATGTTTTGACGGGGCGTGTAACCCAGGACCTCCACAGCATTGGTTTAAAAAGTTTATTGATAGTGATGTGGATATATATTGTCAGAAGTATAGCATATTTGATAATCCGTTTAATGATCCAAAGTTTGTTGAAGAACTTTGCAAGGAATATAAGGGTAGCGTCTTATACGACAGATATATTCGCGGTCTATGGGTGGCAGCCGAAGGATCCATATATCGGCTGATGTGTGATGCGGTATCAAGTGAAAGCAGACACAATCCTTATGAACTTACAGAAAAGCCAAAAAACATCATGGAAATCAACATAGGGGTCGACTTCGGAGGAACGGGATCTGGTCATGCTTTTGTAGCAACAGCTTACACCCGCGGGTATCAAAATATTGTTGCCTTGGCGAGTGAGAGACACATGAGCAAGAACGGAAGTATCGATCCTGATAAATTGGGACAGCTATTCGTGGATTTTTGCATAAAAATAATCAATCTTTATGGATACATAACTCATGTGTACTGTGATAGTGCAGAGCAGACGCTAATTGCAGGGCTGAGAACGGCAGCAAGAAAAGGCGGTTTAGGATGGCTGAGGATTGAGAACGCACTTAAAACAATCATTAACGATAGAATAAGATTTACCCAGCGTATGCTAAGTCAGCAACGCTTTTTTTATATGAAAAATCAATGCGATACATTGGTTAACGCCATGACAACAGCGCTATGGAACGAAAAAAAATTAACAGAGGATGAGCGTTTGGACGATGGCACTAGCGATATTGACAGTCTGGATGCATATGAGTACACATTTGAACGCGATATAAGCCGATTTATCCGGTACGAATAGAGGTGAGATTATGAGATTTACTCAAATGGCAAAATTAATCACGGAAGAACTTAATAAAACATCTGATATTAAAATAGATATGTGCCTTAACTCAAAGATGGCAAATGCAATAGAGTTGTGGTCCATGATGTACAGAAACGAATCCCCGTGGGTAAATAATAAAACGGTTTTCAGCGCCAACCTTCCGGCCTCAATCTCTTCCGAGGTAGCGAGATTAGTAACCTTAGAATTGAAATCAGAGGTTGCTGGCAGTGTAAGGGCAGATTACATAAATGGCGTATACAAAAAGACACTAGCAAATCTAAGACAATATACCGAGTATGGATGTGCAAAAGGCGGATTGATCTTTAAACCATATGTAGCTGCAAATGGTGTGCAGGTGCAATACATTCAGGCAGATTGCTTTTTCCCGATAGCGTTTGACACCTCTGGGAACATCACTCACTGCGCATTTGTAGAGCAAATTAGACGGGGATCAAAGATATATACCAGATTAGAGATACATCAATTAAACGGCCGACAGCTCAAAATTACCAATAGGGCATTTTTAAGTACGAGTGATGCGGTGTTAGGTAGCGAGATATCAATTTCAGACGTTCCGCAGTGGAGTGAATTGCAATACGAGGTCGTTTATGACGGCGTTAAAAAGCTCCCGTTTGGTTACTTTAAAGTACCACTTGCCAATACAGTAGATGATAGCTCACCACTTGGTGTATCAGTGTTTTCAAGGGCGGTTTCACTCATAAAAGAAGCAGATAGGCGATACTCAAATATCTCATGGGAGTACGAAGCAAAGGAAGCGGCCGTGCATATTGGGACATCAATGCTGAAAATGGACAAAGAGAGCAATAAATTCGAATACCCAGGCGGGAAAGAGCGATTATATCGCGTATTGGAGTATGAAAACGGAGCGACTGATAAACCGCTACTAGATGTCTTTTCTCCTGAGATCAGGGACACGTCATTGTTTAATGGGTTTAATAATCAACTTAAATTGATTGAGTTTAATTGCTCGCTGGCTTACGGCACGATATCTGATCCACAGCTGATAGAAAAAACGGCAGAGGAAATCAAGACCAGCAAGCAACGGTCCTATACAATGATATCTGATACACAAATGGCGTTGCAAAACGCTCTTGAAGATCTGATAGCCGCTATTGACTTCTGGGCTACAATTTATAATTTGGCGCCGATTGGGACATATGAAACATCTTACACATGGGATGATAGCATAATTGTAGATGCAGAAAAAGAGCGCAAGCAGGATATGGCTGATATGGCTGCCGGCATAATGAGACCTGATGAGTATAGAGCTAAATGGTACGGAGAGACGAAGGAAGAGGCTTTGAATAATTTGCCCCCGCCTGCTGTTAAAGATGTGATGATATAGGAGTGATTAAATGTTTACGCCCGCAGAACTCGAAAAAATCCCTCTCGAAGTACAACGGCTAGTCATTAACCTATCCATGCGAATTATGGAAGACGTGATAGATCGTATCAATATGATTAGCAGCATATCACGTACGGCAGATTACGAGATTTACCGATTAAGCCAAATTGGATTATCAAGTGAAACTATCCGCAAGGCAATACAGGAGACTTTAAAGCTTTCAGATACCGAGATTGACCGAATTTATAGCGAGGTTATCCAAGAGGGATATGCGGATGATGAGAGGCTATATAATGCAGTAGGCAAACCATTTACTACATACACCGAAAACCTCCCATTACAACAGCTTGTGGAGGCCGTAAGAGCACAGACAAAGTTAGAGATGCAGAACATCACCCAAACAATGGGTTTTGCCATTGATGTGAACGGCAAAACGGTGTTTATTCCAATGGCACAATACTACCAGCGTACCATGGACAGCGCAATGATGGATATAACATCTGGAGCTTTTGACTATAATTCTACAATTAAAAAAGTGGTTAATGAAATGACAAAATCCGGCGTAAGAACTGTGGATTATGAAAGTGGATGGAGCAACCGCATAGAGGTAGCAACACGCCGGGCAATCATGACCGGAGTTACACAAGTTACCGGGAAAATTAACGAAGCCAATATGGATGCTCTGGAAACCGATTATGTCGAAGTATCATGGCACGCTACCGCACGTATAGGAGAGGGCATAAACAACCATCAGGGGTGGCAAGGACGCGTATATCACTGGAACCGATGCAATAATCGAAAGGTAGATGAAGAATATCCGGACTTTATAGAAACTACGGGATATGGCGAAATATTAGGGTTGTGCGGAGCTAACTGTTACCATGGATTTCATCCGTTTATACCTGGTATCTCCACCAGACTATATACGGATGAGCAGCTAGAAGAAATGAATGCTAAAGAGAATATACCGGTTAAGTACAAAGAAAAAGAATATACGAAATACGAAGCTTCGCAGCATCAACGGAGACTTGAAACATTGATGAGAAAACAGAGGGAAGATATCTACCTGATGAAAAGAGCCGAGGCAAGCGAGGACGACATAATAACTTTAAAGACAAAGTACAGAGGGACAATGACACAGTATCGGAACTTTTCAAAAGCTATGAAACTACCGATGCAGGAAGAAAGAATTTTTATGGACGGATTAGGGCGCGTTTAAACGTCTTTTTTTGTTGGAAGGAGGATAAAAAATGTTAACGTATGTACTGCTGTTTATGATTGGAACTAAATTAAACATGGGAACTGCCTATTATGTATGCCTTGCTATAGGCGCGTGTCTAAAATGTATACAAGCAGGAATTGAGCTTCAAAAGAAAAGCAAGTAACTATAAATTGGTCAGCAGATCAGACCTTAAACAGTCGATCACTGGTGGATAGTTACACACCTAAAACAACTTATGAGTGAGAAAGGAAAGATAATTATGAAAATCGAAGATTTAAAAGCGCAGGGACTTACGGATGAGCAGATCAATTTTGTTATGGCAGAGCATGGCAAGGTTGTAAACCCGTTGAAAGCCGAAAGAGACACCTATAAAACTAAACTTGATACTACAGAGGCATCGTTGAAAAAGTTTGACGGGGTGGACGTTACCGAGCTTAACAAAGAGATTGAGAAATTAAAAGACGACCTGAAAGCTAAAGACACCGAAGTACAGACCAAGGTTGCAGAGATAGAATTTAATACCAAGCTAGATAAAGCAATTTCGGGTTTTGGGGCAAGAAACTCCAAGGCGGTTATGGCTCTGCTTGACATCGACAACCTTAAGGGCAGCAAAAACCAAGATAACGATATCAAGACGGCTTTAGAAACTGTCAAAAAGGATAACAGCTATTTGTTTCAGGACGTCAACGTTCCGCGGGTTGTTTCAAGCACTCCGGGGATTAATAAAGATGTAGACGATAAAAAATCACAAGCAAACGAGGCTTTAAGAAGCTTATTTGGAAAGGAGTAATAAATTATGCCAGTTAATATTATAAACAGAGAACAGGCGGAAGCAATTATCAGGGAGCAGGTAGTGAATACAATATTCCAGGATGCTCCAAAGCAATCCGTATTTATGGGGTTGGCGAGAAAGCTTCCCAATATGACCAGCAACCAGACAAGAATTAGAGTATTAGACTTTTTACCTACGGCTTACTGGGTAAACGGTGACACCGGGATGAAGCAGACATCCAACCAGGCATGGGACAATGTGTATATTAATGCCGGAGAGTTGGCGGTTATTGTGCCGATCCCGGAAGCAGTTTTAAACGATGCGGAGTTTGATATCTTTGGCGAGGTAACCCCGCGAGTAAACGAAGCAATTGGGCAAAAGGTAGATAGTGCGATTATCTTCGGTGAGAACCGACCGGTAGAATGGCAGAACGACATTATCACATTAGCAAGGCAGGCAGGCAACAATGTAGCGATCGGCGCAGACCCAGATTATTATGATTTGATCATGTCCGAAGGCGGCCTGTTTAACAAAGTTGAGGAAGACGGCTACATGGTAAGTGGCATCCTCTCCTCTTTAAGCATGAGAGCAAAGCTTAGAGGGCTAAGAACCACTGACGGTATGCCTTTATTTACTCAATCTATGCAGGGAGCTACCCCGTATGCATTAGACGGATCCCCGATCTATTTCCCAACGAACGGATCCTTTAACAATAAGATTGCGCAAATGGTAGTTGGCGACTTTAAACAGGCTGTATACGCAATCCGTCAGGATGTTACAGTTAAAATCTTAGACCAGGGTGTTATTCAGGACCCTATCTCAAAGGAGATCGTATATAACCTTGCACAGCAGGATATGATCGCTCTTCGTGTCGTATTCCGCATGGGCTGGGCTTTACCAAATCCGGCAACGAGACTTGATGAGGACAGGACGGGATGCGCATTTGCATACCTTGAGCCGGCAACCCCTATTACTACCCAAAAGGTTACATTTACGGTTGAGGATAACGCAGATGTTCCGTCACCTATCGCAGGAGCAGTTGTAGATGTAAACGGAGCAAGGAAAAAGACAGGTGAGGATGGCAAGGCAGAATTTAACATGAGACCTGGCGTATATCCTGTAAAGATCAAAAAGACAGGCTATATCGCAGTTAGCGAAACTACGGCAGTAGCAGATGTGGCAGTTAGCAAAAATATCACACTTATCAAAAAGGACTGATAGACGGGAGGTGGCGTTATGACTAACTATGCAGACTATGGCTACTATACTGGTACATATAAAGGGGCAGTTATTGACGCTGCCTCTTTTGAATTGTACGCACGTAAAGCCACACAGATTATTAAAAGGCATACATTCGGCAGGATAAAAAATGATGCGCCTGACGATGCAAAGATGTGTTGCTGTGAGCTTGCAGAATTGATTTTTAAGCATGATAAAGGTTCCGACAAAGAAAACATTGCATCTGAAAAAGTAGGCGGTTATAGTGT